TACAAAGTTTACTGAATCATCAAAATATTCCTCATATGCAGAGCCTAGCCCAGTTGCATCAAAGCAAAAATGGTCTCTGCTTATTGCATGTTTGTCAAGAAATGCATCAATGGATAATTTAAGTGTTTCCGCTCCTACTTGTAGAAATTCACAATCAGCCAAGTGGTGTCCCTCCCAATAGAATAATACAGCCGCATCCCCTCTTCCACTTCCAGACATATCTGCCGTAACACATCTAAAATCATCTGATTGTATTTCTGGGTTATTAAAGAATACATCCATATCATATGCAGATACCAATGATTGCGAATCAGTATCTCTTACCCATAGTCCCAATGCATCTCTGTTTATATCGTCAGATGACATCATTGCCATCTTTGCCATATATTCTCCTCCATCTCCCATTACAGCTTTATTTTCAGATACTACACCAGAAACTAAAGTGAATGATAATGCAAGTTCTTTGGGGTGTGATGTAAATTTTGAAATCTTAGGGTCTGAATTATAAATTCTATCCATATAATTCTTTCCTTGTTTGTATACATCATCTTTCGTATCTCCCCAAAAACATTCATCTGGTCTGTCTCCAAACTTAAAGAAAAAAAGAACTTTTCCGCTATTTTCTAATATCGGAGCTCCATCCTCTGTAATATATTTACTTTTTATATTACCATCTGAATCTCTATATTCTCCTTTAATAAAATCATACATCCATGAATTTCCGTCTGGATTACATGTTCCTCTTATTATATTTCTATATCCATATGGGTTTCTATTCCTTGAAAAAAGATATGTAAAATGACTGAATGGCATTTGAGTAACCTCGTCTATACCTATGAACGACATTTCCTTACCTCTATATCTTTTAACGAAGTCTTTATATGGGTCTGAATAATATTCAAAACTCAAAGTCCCACCATCATTGAAGTCCCACTTCATATTTGAAGATGCACTTTTATACAATCCGAATGATTTATAGAATGACTTTGATTCATCAGCTATACCTCCATTACCAGCTGAATCATTCTTTTCATTACGGAAAATAGCACCGCTAAAATATTCTTTATTAATATATTGATAGGCCGATTGCAAAAGAGCCGCAGTCTTTCCAGTTCCTATTACTCCAGAAAAAACAGCAACCTGTGCTTTTGTTGTAAGAAATATTTCTTGACTTCCTTTGTTTGGAGCTATATAGACATCATGGTCTATGTTGTTATTACGTAGTTCATCTATATAATCACTACTATAATAATTTAGTCCGTATTTTTGGAAAACTTTGTCAAAAACTATATCTTTATCTTGTTTCATGTTGCAAAAATAGTAAAAAATTATATTTTATCACTTTTTTTTATGAAAAAAGTTGCAAATTAATTTAATTAATGTATATTTGCAGTGTAAAAAGTTATAAATATTAAAATAATATTAAAATGGCACTAGAAAAAGCAACAATCGTTGACGCTTTCAAAAATGAAGGTCTTGATGAAGGTATTGCAGAAGGCCTAGGTTTTGAGACAGACGAACAGATGAAAACATGGATTGGAAAATATAAAGATTCCACTTCATTTCATCCAGAATCTCTTGATAAATTTACACCAGAGCAATTAATTGAAATGGCGAACAAACGCCAGTCTAAATCTATGCAGTCCTTAATAGACAAACTCAAAGAAGATGCAAGGAAGAAAGTAGAGGATGAATGGAATAAAACACATTCTGGAACTCAATCTACTACGGTAGAACCTCCTGCTAACAAGGATTCGGATATTTCAGAACAACTTAAAACTGTTTTAGAACAGAATAAGGCTCTTATGGAATGGAAGGAAAATATTGAAAAAACACAGAAAGAAAAAGAAACGGAACTATCTATTTCAGAAAAGAGAAAATCGGTTCTTGAATCTTTAAAGAAAGAAGGGTGTGATAATGATGAAGTATTGGAGTTTGTAGAATTAAAGATGAATATAGATGATGGTTCTAATGTCGAATCTCTAAAGACAAAGGGGAAAGAACTATATGATGAAAAATATAAAAAATTATTTGGTCGGTCATATAGCCCTGTATTCGGAGGAAGTGGAAGTTCTGGAGAAGGGAAGCCTTCAAAAGAAGCAGAAGCTATAATAAAAAAGAATGCAGAAAGAGTTAAAAATTTAAAATATTAAAAAATGTCTAATATTAACAATTATGTACCAGATGATGTGTATGTTCACAATCATCAATCATTCGGAGGCGGAGTCCCAATATGGAGGCATCAGCCTAAATATAGAATGGTGGGAGGCTTGCTAACTAGCACTTTCCAAAAGGGTGAATTATTGCACGCAGCATCGCCTGTCTTTTATGACGAGAAGTTGCACGTTGCAAAAATATTGAAGTGTTTTAAAATAACAGCTGTTGCTACAAGTGGTTCTAATACACTTATAACAGTCAGCAATAAGTTTACTACACCTTCAATGTATGTAGGAATGAATGTTATGGTAGCACCTTCTACTATAACAGGAACAGGAAAAGGAGCTTTGGTTACAGCAGTAGATTCGACATCTGTTACTAACAGTTATGTTATAACAGTAGTTACATCAGCTATCGATACCCCAGTAGTTGGAGGGTTTATCGTTGAAGCGGCTAGCGCTGGAAGTGCAGTAGCTATGTATTGCGCTCCTAACACGATGTTGGCTAATGATTTGATAATAGGAGACCAAAACACGGTATCTATTGTCAGCAAAGAGCCTCTTAGCTTATATAGAAATTCAATGCCAGATTTGCCAGATGTTGTCTTGGACAATCTTTTGAAAGTAAATCCTTTGATTGAGTTTGAATATTTACCAGAAACATAAAAATATAAGATATGGCACTATTAGCGAATACATATGATTCAATGTTCTACCAGTTACTGGATGGAGCATTAAAAGCTGGTAATTTCAAGGATGCAGCAGCATTTTTCAGAGATCAATTTGCGGAAACAATGTTTCCAGATGCATTGTGGTCTCAAATGTACCCAGCAGCAGATGATAGCAATGAAGCTGGAACTGTAACACAGTTCTATGGAGTAAATACAGTTCCTGTAATGGCTAGCTATACAGCAGCTAATGCAGAGGGACAGTTGATTGCTAATGAGGGTTTTGAACTTACACAGAGTTCAATGCCAACAGCAAAATTGAGTTTAAGATTTAACGAGAAGTCATTTAAGGACGGAGAACATTTGCTAGAGAATAGCGGAGTTCCAGAATATATGAAGATTTTCTCTTCATTCCTTAAAGATACTACCAATCTAGTAGCTGGTATGCACATGTTGCGTTCATATACTGGTCTTCAAGTAGAGTCAACAGGAAAATTTGTAGGAAATGCTTTAAACAACGCTGGAGGTATTCAAGGTTTAGTTATTGATTATACCAAAGATGTACCAAACATTGCTGATAATACACAGTTAGCTGGTAATTTCGGTAAGGGGAATGGTGGTTATACTCCTTTGGGAAAGAATCATGATTGGAATAGCCCAGACGCATATCCATTAGGTGATTTACAAGATATGGCTTGGGTTTACGAAAATGTTAAGCATCAAGATTTAAGCATGGCAGTATTTAGACTTAGCCAGCATGATGCCCATTTGTTGTATAACCATCCAACTACAAAGGCAGAAGTTGCTTTGAAGATTTCTGGATATGTTGTAGCACCAGACAATTTGAGCAAGATTCGTGTTACAGCTGGAGATGTTAATAAATATTTGACAGAAATACTTGAAATACCAGCAGTATCAGTAGAAAAGGGATTTGGAGCAGTCCAGTCTTTGGACTCTAATACTGGTAAAATGGTTAAAACAACCATTAAAGGTTTTGAGGAAGGAAAAGTATTGCTTAGACCAGCTGGAGCATGCGGTTATTTCTCTTGGCAGAAGCCTAATAATATGTTTGCAACATCAGTTAATCCAATGTTTATTACAGACGGAGGAAAGATTGGCATTCAGCAAATGATTAATACATTGGGTAAGGAAATGTTCTTTAACGCAGAAAGTAAGGGCGTTCCTGTTCCTAATAATATTGATTTGTGGTTGCGTTGCGATATAGCAACTTCACAGGAGCAGACAACTTAAACGATAGAATATTATGCAGATAATAGGTAATGGAAATATAGATAGTATGGTAAGTGGTTCAAATACCACTTACACAGCTATACCAGATAAAGGGTTTAGCTTTAAATATTGGTCATATAATGGAGGTACTTATCAAGAAAACCCCATTACGTTGCCGACAACAACTACTATAGATTCCGTTACCTTTTATTATAGCATCTCTAGTTATTTAAGGGGAATGGTAGGTTTTGAGATAAAGGATGAAAATCTTATCTCTATAATACATCGAAGAGCAGAGAACTTACAGACATTAATAGATCTAAACACTGATATAACTGATTTATCAGTCGAGGCAAAGGATTTGTTGTATGCTGACGTTCTTATCTGGGGAGCTACTGGA